CCTCCCCTGACGGAGGAACTGGTGGCTGCGCTAGACAAGCGGTTCCCTGACCAATGCCCCGACCCCTCTTGGGGTGAGCGGGAAATCTGGATGCGGGTGGGCCAGCGCAGCGTGGTCAACTTTCTCAAGCATTCACTAGAACGACAGATCGAAAGCAGGTTCAACAATGTGCAAGGCTCCTAAGATTCCGCAGACGAAGGTCGAACCCCCGCCGCCTCCCCCGCCCCCGCCGAACCCGAGTGCGATGAAGGTGCAGTCGGCCCCGAGCGAGGGCGGCAGCGAGGTGGAGACGGCCATGGCCCGCCGCCGCGGCAAGTCCATGCTCAAGATCCCGTCGATGTCTGCAACCGGTCTCTCTTACTGAGGTAAGTCATGTACACAGGAACGGCAGCCAGTCTGTACAGTCGGCTGGAGTCCGACCGGGACCCGTTCCTGCGTAGGGCCCGCGACTGCTCTTCTCTGACGATCCCGACCCTGATTCCCCCTCAGGGCCATAGCCACGCCACGATCTTCCCGACCACCTTTCAGGGACTCGGGGCCCGGGGCGTGAACCACCTTGCGGCCTCGCTTCTCATGAGCCTGCTGCCGCCGAACCAGCCGTTCTTCCGGCTGCTTCTGGACGAGGAGGCCGTTCGGGCGATCGGGGAAGCCAGCGAGTACAAGACCGAGATCGATCAAACGCTCAGTTCGATCGAACGGGCGGTCATGCAGCAGATCGAGACGCTGGCCATGCGTGCCGGTCTGTTTGAGGCCCTGAAGCACCTGATCGTTGGCGGGAACACCCTGATGTACCTCACCGACGAGGGACTTCGGGTGTTTCATCTGGATCAGTTCGTGGTCAAGCGCGACCCGATGGGCCGTCTCCAGCACATTGTCGTCAAGGAGACCGTCTCACCGACCGTCCTTCCCGATGAGGCCAAGGCCATCATCATGAGCGAATACGGTCAGGATCGGATGACCTCGATGGACGACACCTGCGACCTGTACACCACGGTCTGCCGAGTCAGCGAGGACAAGTTCGACGCTTGGCAGGAGATCAAGGGCATCGAGGTCCCGGGATCCCGCGGTTCCTACAAGGCCGAAAGCCTCCCTTGGTTCGCCCTGCGGATGAACCGGGTGGATGGCGAGAGTTACGGCCGTGGGTATGTCGAGGAATACCTCGGCGACCTGAAGAGCCTTGAGTCCCTGATGCAGGCCATCGTTGAGGGCTCGGCCGCCGCCGCAAAGGTCCTGTTCTTGGTGAACCCAAACGGTCTGACCGATCCCGAGACTCTTTCCCGCAGCCCAAACGGAGCGATCCGAGAGGGGATGGCTTCCGATGTTTCGGTGCTACAAGTTCAAAAGCAAGCGGACTTCTCCATCGCATTGCAAACTATCGGTGCAATCCGTGAACGCCTCAGTTACGCGTTCCTACTGGCGGAGTCTACGATTCGCAATGCTGAGCGTGTTACCGCGGAAGAAGTGCGTCTGACGACCGCTGCCGTGGAACGCCAGTTGGGCGGCATCTACTCGATCCTCAGTCAGGAGTTCCAACTCCCGCTCGTGGCCCGCCTGATGGATGTCATGCAGCGCAAGAAGAAGTTGCCCAAGGTCCCCAAGGAGTTCGTCAAGCCCGTGGTCATCACGGGTGTCGATGCCCTTGGCCGCGGTAACGATCTCGCCAAGTTGGATGCGTTCCTCGCAGGGATTCAGCAGACCTTCGGTCCGCAGGCTGTCGGGCAGTACATCGATATTTCCGAGTACCTGTCCCGCCGTGCCACCTCTCTCGGTATCGATCCGAAGGGGCTCGTGAAGGATCAGGAGTCCATGGCTGCCGATCAGAATCAGGCCATGCAGATGCAGATGATGGATAAGTTGGGCCCGGCCATGGTGAATCAGGTTGGCAAGGGTCTCGCCACGGGTGCCTTTGAGATGCCGCAGATGGGGGCACAATCGTCCCCCGCAGGTATGCAGGTACCCCCCGCCGCTGGCGGTATGATGGGACAATAAGGAGGTCCCAAACGAATGGAACAGGTTTCAATCAATCCCGAAGTGACGGGCGCAATGGCCCCGGGGCAGCAGGTGCCGGTCGAGGGCCAGCAGCCGGAAGGACAGCAGGAGCAGCAGACGGAACGACCGGCTTGGCTGCCTGAGGGCTTTGAGAGCCCGGAGCAGTTGGCCGAGGCCTACAAGGCCATGTCCGAGGCGCAGCAGCACAACGACCGCGATCAGCAGATGTCCGCGGAAGAGGTCGCTGCCGACGAGAAACTCGGCAAGTTCTCCTCGGAGTTCTTTGAGAAGGGCACGCTCAGCGCGGAGAGTTACAAGGAACTCTCCAAGATGGGTTACCCCCGTTCGGTTGTTGACCAGTTCATCGAGGGGCAGAAGGCCCGGATGACCCTTGAGGAGAACCAGATCCTCGGGGAGATCGGCGGCAAGGACGAGTACAACGCCATGACCGAGTGGGCCTCCAAGAACATGAAGCAGGCCGAGATCGAGGCGTACAACCGGGCTGTCGAGTCCGGTGACCTGAACTCCGCCATGTTCGCCGTCAAGGGCCTTCAGGCCCGCTACAAGGCCTCTGTTGGTGCCGCCGAGCCCAAGTTTGTTCAGGGCGGGAAGGCCAATCCCGGCGGATACCAGAGCGTTGCCGAGGTGGTCGCCGCCATGAGCGATCGTCGGTACAAGATCGATCCGGCTTACCGTGCCGAGGTCGAGCGCAAGATCGGAAACTCCACAGTCCTTTGAGGTTACTCTATGGAACTCGCAAAGAAGCCCAACATCAAGACCACCGTCCTCGGCATCGCCACGATCCTTACCGCGGTTTCGTCCGCGCTGATCGCGATCCTCGACGGTGATCCCACTACCTCGTTTGACATCGGTTCCGTCATTGCCGCCATCACGGCTGGCATCGGCCTGATCGTCGCCAAGGATGCGGAAAAGACTGCCTGATGCTCGCCCTACTGGTCGAGATCTTTCAGACGGTAATCAAGGAATTGGTCGGTTTGGTATGGAGACGCGCCAATGAACCGTCACTATCGACGGATGCCCAAAAGCCTCCCGGCAATCTTTATGAGCGTTTTGCTCGCCGGGTGCGGGGGCACCAAAGTGGTGTTCGTCCACCCAACCGACCATGATCTAATCAGACTTGGCCCCGATGTCCGGGGTCATGTCTATTATTGGAACGGTTCCGATTGGGAACTTTCCAAGAACGAAGTCCGGTTGCCCGAGGGCTGGTACGCCGGATATGTCGCCCCTGCGGGGGATGGCACCACGAAGCCCCAATAACATCTCAGGACCACGCTACGGTCGTGCTGCGGCACGGTCACCGTGTTGCACGGTGCCGGAGATGTCCCGTTTTTCACCCGCTTTCTCACACAAGGATATTCAACAATGCCCGTAGGTAAGGTTTCTTTCATGGGCCAGAGCAATGGCTCTGGCACTTTCAGCACCACGTTCTCCACGCAGAACGAACTTTTTCTTAAGGTGTTCGCTGGTGAGGTTCTTCAGACGTTTGAAACTGCTGCGGTTATGAAGCCGCTGCACATGCTCCGAACGATCACGAGCGGTAAGACTGCTCAGTTCCCCGTTACCGGCATTGCCTCGGCTAAGTACCATAAGCCCGGCACTGACGTTCTCGTGGACAACGGTCACGACAGCGCGACTTATGTCACGGCGTTCAAGCACGCTGAGAAGACCATCAACATCGATGACCTTCTGCTTGCGACCACGTTCATCGACAAGTTGGACGAGGCGAAGAACCACTACGATGTGCGTTCGATCTACTCGCAGGAACTCGGTCGTGCACTTGCCAAGCAGTTCGATAAGAACCTGATTGGTCTTGCGTGCTTGGCCGCAGCCACGTTCGCTAGCACTGTTCCCACGGCTCGTGCTGAGACCCTGACGGGCACCGGTGCTGGTACCCTGCTCACCAACGCTGCCTACAACGGTGGCGCTGGCGCTGTTCCGGCGGCTGGCATCGATGAACTGGTTGACCAGTTGTATGACATGGCTGCTGCGTTCGACACCAAGAACGTCCCGTCTGAGGAGCGGTACTGCGTGGTTACTCCTACCACCTACTACCGTCTCATCAACTCTGCTGACGGTCTGGCACTCGTCAACCGGGATTACGGAAATGACGGCAACGGCTCGTATGCCGATGCTCGCCTGCTCCAGATCGCTGGTTTCAAGATCATTCGCAGCAACAACGCCGCTTCAGTGTACGGTCAGGATGTTTCGACCACCGTCACTGGCGTGAACAACGGTACCGCTTACGGTGCAAACTTCACCCGCGTGGTGGCCGCTTGCTTCCAGAAGATGGCTATTGGTACCGTCAAGTTGATGGACCTGTCGATGGAGTCGGAGTACGACATCCGCCTTCAGGGCCACATGATGGTCGCCAAGTACGCCATGGGTCACGGCATCCTGCGCCCCGAGTGCGCCGGTCTCATCGCCGGTACGGCTGATTCGTGATGAATTCCGCGGGCATTCCCGCGTGCTAACCAAGGGCCCGGTCACAGAAATGTGATCGGGCCTTTTTACCTTCTAGGGAGGAACCATGCCACTAACCACGACCACGCGGCTTCAGGCCGTCAATACGATGCTGTCCGTCATCGGATCGGCACCGGTCAATCAGTTGACCGGCCCGAATGCCCCGAACTCCGCGGATGTGGCGATCGCCATGCAGGTCTTGGACGAGGTCAGCCTGAACATTCAGTCCCGGGGCTGGCACTTCAACACCGAGGAGGATGTCACCCTCACGGCCGATCCCATCACGAGCGAGGTGGTGGTTGCCTCCAATGTCCTGCTGGTCGATGTCGATTACCCGAACAACGACGGTCTGGACATCACCCTCCGCGGGAATAAGTTGTACAACCGCAAGACCAACTCCTTTCAGTTCACGGGACCGGTCGAGAAGGTTCGTCTGATCCGGGCCCTTGAGTGGGACGACCTGCCACAGGCGGCTCGACACTACATCACCATCCGGGCTGCACGAATCTTTCAGGATCGCGTGGTTGGGTCCGAGAAGCATCACGGATTCACCCAACAGGACGAACTGATCGCCCTGTCTAACCTGAAGAAGTACGAGGGCGAGGTCGCTGACCATTCGATCTTCGATAACTATGATGTGTACCGAGTGATCGATCGCCGATACCCGTACCAGATCTGAGGCCAAGATGCTGAACATTCCGATCCCGAACCTGCTCAACGGTGTCTCTCAGCAGCCCGCCAACCTGCGTTTCCCGACTCAGGCCGAGGTGCAGGAGAACGCCTATTCCAGCGTGGTGGACGGGCTCGGAAAGCGTCCTCCGACCGAGCATCTGGCCAAGATCATCAGCGGCGGTGCCGGTGACGCGTTCATCCACACGATCGACCGTGGTGACGGCTCCGATTCCTATATTGTCGTCCTGCGTGACAACAGCATCAAGGTCTTCAATCAGGACGGAGCGGAACAGGTCGTCAATACCCCTAGCGGCACCGCCTACCTCGACCTTACGGTTGGTCAGGTCGGTGCCGGAGTGGCCACCGCCTTCAAGGCTGTATCGATCGCAGATTTCACGTTTATCGTGAACGTTCACAAGACTGTTACCTTGCAGTCTGGTGCTGGAAACCTAAGCCCTGCCCAAGCCAATGAGTCGATTGTGTGGGTCCGTCAGGGTGCCTATAGCACAAAGTACCAGATCAACGGCACCGCAACATCGACGTTTATCTCGGGGAAAACAACGCACGGTGCCGGGCATACGGCAGATGGCGAATCTTTTAGTAATGTTTCAGAAGCAGATACCGTGCTTATTGCGGCTGAACTGAAAGATGATCTTGTCTTCCCGTCTCCGAGCGGTTTTACCGTAACTCGTGGTGCCGGTAATTACGTTCTACACTTCTCCAGAACCTCAGCGTTCGATCAGTCCGTCTCTGACGGTATCGGCGGAAACGGCTTGGGGATCGTCAAGGGGTCCGTTCAGTCCTTCTCGGATCTCCCGGCGGTTGCCAAGGGCGGCATGATTGTTGAGGTGTCCGGACAAGCGCAGGAAGCCGTTGACAATTACTGGGTCAAGTTCATCTCCAAGAATGGCACGGGCATCGGGCAGGGAGAGTGGGCGGAGACCATTGGACCCGGTCTTCAGTTCAAGTACGAATACACGGTCATGCCGTGGGTCCTCATCAAGTTGCCGAGCGGGGAGTTCGTCTTCAAGCCCGCCAACGGCGTTGGGTACAATCCGGGAACGGGTGTCGTCCCCGGGACTGACGTAAAGTGGGCCGAACGGCTCGTCGGGGACGACGGGACGAATCCTGCCCCCTCGTTCGTCGGAAGAACGATCAACGACATCTTCCTGTACCGCGGCCGCCTCGGCTTCCTCGCGGACGAAAGCGTCATCCTGAGCGAATCCGCCAACTACTTCAACTTCTGGCGTACCACGGTAGCCAACCTGCTGGACACCGATCCCGTGGATGTGGCCTCCAGTTACCCGGAGATCACCATCCTTAGGCACGCCGTGCCGTTCTCCGAGCGTCTGCTCCTGTTCTCGGACAAGGTGCAGTTCATCCTCGATGCCCCCTCTACCCTGTCTGGTGCAACCGTTCGTATGGCATCGATCGCGAACTACGAGATCCTGCGAACCTGCAAGCCGGTCTTGGTCGCTCAGGAGGTCTTCTTCCCGTTCGTCCGCGGCGGCTTCTCCGGTGTGCGCGGGTTCGTTCCCAATCAGGCGGACTCTTCGCTTCTGGTCGCTCCCGAGATCTCCTCGCAGGTTCCCAAGTACATCCCCGGGAACATGAAGGTCCTCGCCGGGACCACCCACGAGAACATCCTCGCCTGCCAGTCCTACGGGGACAACAGCAGCCTGTACATCTACAAGTGGTTCGATGCCGATGGGAATCGAATCCAGTCCTCGTGGTCCAAGTGGACCTTCCGTGGGGCCATTATCCGAGGCATGGCTTGGCTGCGCTCTTCCCTGTATGTGGTCATCCAGCGCGGCTCCGAGGGTATGTTCTTGGAGAAGATCACCGTCGAGCCTAACCGCAAGGACCAGAACTCACAGTTCGTTACCTGTCTCGACCGAAGGTCCTTTGTGTCCGTTGCTCCCGGTGCCTATAACTCCGCCTCCGACGAGACCACGCTCGCCCTGCCGTACAATGTCGAGTTGAATGCGCCAATCTCCGTGGTGCTTCAGGCCACCCCCTCTCAGGAGGCTGGCTACGAACTCGACATCACCGCTTTCACGGTCGGCAGCCCAACCATCAAGGTCCGCGGTAATTGGGAAGGAAAGACGGTGTGGGTCGGCGAGAAGTACACCATGAAGTACCAGTTCTCGACCCAGTACCTGCGCCAGTCCGACGGCCAGCGGCCGGTCACCCTGTCGAGCGGTCGGTTCCAGTTGCGCGGAATGAATGTCGTGTACAACAACACCTCCTTCTTCAAGGCCGAGGTGGTCCAGCGGTACACGAACACCATGTTCGACTACACCTTCTCGGGCAACATTCTCGGGACCGGTCAGGCGGTTATCGGAAATGTTCCGGTAGAATATGGATCGTTCAGGTTTCCTTTGTATGGGAAGAACGATGAACTGTTCATCACCCTGAAGAACGACACGCACCTCCCGTGCAACTTCCTGAGTGCCGAACTGGAAGCCTCCTATGAATCTCGTTCGCGGCGCGTCTGATCCGTATGTCCGTCCGGCACAACCGGACGACGAACTCCTGCTCATTCCGTATCTTCGTAAGGAGGACGCGGACGAGTGCTGGGCCTTGGGAATGGCTCCCGACAAGGCCCTGATTGACAGCGTGGCCATCAGCACATCCTGCTATTCGATCGTCAAGGACGACGACATTATCGGGATGTTTGGATGCGGCCCGTCCGCCTTGCAGGATGACCGCCTGTCGATCGGCTGCGTTTGGCTTCTAGGGAGTTCACGCATTCAGGACATCCGCTACACCTTCCTGAGGCAATGCAAGCATTGGACATCCGTGCTGCACACGGATTACGATGTCCTGTGGAATTGGGCCGATGCCCGCAACGATGTCCACCTCAAGTGGCTCCGCTGGCTCGGATTCAAGATCATCCAGACGGCACCCGTGGGAGTGAACGGAGAAGAGTTCCACCAGTTTTTGAGAATCAAGGAATAAACCATGTGCATCATCGCAGCAGTCCCCGGATTGATTACGGCGGTGCAGGCGTTCGCGATGAACGCCGCAATCGTCGGATCGGTCGTCGCCTCCGTGGCGACCCCGATCATGTCCCATGTCGCTCAGCAGCAGCAGGCCTCGGCGCAAGCCCAGTACCAGCAGCAGATGTACGACATGAACAAGGAGATCGCCGATCAGGCGCTCGCCTCTCAGTACATCGGCATCTCTCGCAGGCAGATCGAGGAGCAGAAGAAGGCCGCTCAGGAGATGATGGCCATCTCCAGTCAGGCAGCGCAGGCCCGGGCGATCGCCGGGGCATCCGCGGCCGAGAGCGGCGTGTCCGGTCTATCGATCGATATGCTCATGAACGATTACTACCGTCGTGAGTACAACTACATGACTGCGACGCAGGATCAGTTGCGCGGCACCATGTTCCAGTTGGAGCAGGCCAAGGAGGGAGCCCGCAGCGAGTATCAGGGCCGAGTCATGAGCATGACCCCGCAGCCCGTCCAGTATCCGAGCATCCTCGCGACCGGCATCGGCGTTGCCGGTGGTCTGGCATCCTCCGCCGGGACCATGTACTTCAACACCTTCGACCGCTCCGTGGTCCGCGCAGGGTTCAACGCCGGTCCGCTCGGTCAGGGAACCGCCTCGTCCGCCCCTTGGCTCATCTCTAGGTAATCCCCCATGGCAATCCAGCGACAGACTCCGCAGTTCGATCCCACGCGGATCGTTCAGCCCACGGCCACGCCGATCGATACATACTTTCGGCCGATGCTGCGGCAGCCGGAGCCGTCGAGCCTTATGCAGGTTGCGCAGGCTCTTGGCGGAATCAGCCCGCAGTTGGGCCGACTTGCGTCCGATGCCATGGCCGCCAACATCGCGGCACAGAGGGAGTACGGTCAGTACGAGGCCTCCACCGAGAAGGATCCCGAGGTCCTGCGGCGCAAGGCCACCGAGGCCATCGAGAATTCCGGAGGCATCGCCCCGTGGCGTTATCAGGCGTTCCTTGAGGCATATGGCCAGCGGATGGTCCGTGACAAGTACCGGAACGCCCTGTGGAACAACCTCGATGACCTGAGCAACCCCTATAACGCCGATGGCACCGTCCGCGCTCCCACCTACATCGCGGAGCAGATGTCCAAGTTGTATCAGGACGCGGCCATCCCCGAGAACAGTTACTTCATCAACAAGGGGGCTGCCGCGGCACGGGCCGAGGCCGATAACTCGTTCTACGACCGCCTGATGGCGGCGCGGCGGCAGAAGGTGCTGGAGAAGAGCGAGGAAGTCCTCCGTGACGGCCTTCAGTTCTCCATCGAAACCGCCCACGACATCTCCTCGGTCTTCGGCCCGAAGGGGGCCATCAAGGCCCTGACTGACGAGTATTATCGTCAGGGCGGGCAGGACGGCGACAAGATCATGGTGGATACCGTGAT